CTCTGTACAGTTGCCGACGTGACACCCTGTTCGAGACGCTCGAATCGCTTATCAATATAATTACGGTAGTCATTGAGTGTCTGGATGGCGGTTTTGTCCATCCGCAAAGTTTTAGGGACGGCACGGAGTTGCGGAAAATAGAGTTTTACAAACCCTTCAAAGATAGGCTCAGTTAATGGTTGATTCGCCTGTAATAGAGATTCCAAGGTCCAAACATGTACAGTTGGAGTCGGACTATTAAAAAGTGTAGAATCGAGAGTCACACCACTATAAAGTGTCGGAAACACCGGCTTTTTAGCATCATCCTCATAAATACGAGAATCTGGTTGCAGTAAGACAGTCGAATCCTGCGGATTGAGAAGCCCCTCCGCTTTTAGGAACGGCCAAGTAAACTCCAAAGGTTTGAAATGATTCGGCGTGGTTTCTAAGGCGATAAAAAGCTGATTTGGTGCCGAGGTTCCCAACGTGGCGGCGATACGTTGTTTTAGATTGAAAAGCGTCTCAAATGGATAAAGCTTGGCAAAGTTTGTTTTATCAAGTTCTACGATACGGGTCTCATCTAAATGAGACAGTATCGTAACAGCCCGCGGTCCCAACGATGGTAACCGGGACGGTTCTATTATGTCCATTGCTACTGTGGTTTACGTTTTGAATTATTGGATTTATTCCTTTAATCCATCCTCAACAGTCTCCTTATATTTCGGAGAGTCCGTAATATGAACACCGCAGTATTCAACAGGATGCGCCGCAAAATTGGTATATTGATACACTCCCGTCGCTTCTGCCTGTTCTAACAGCCAGGCAAAGTGATTCCAAAACTCTGGTGTATGTCCGATAGAGCTGGTGCCGACGTGACTCATTTCGTGTAGCGCAACAAATACAACAATATTCTCTTGTACAAGTTCCTCCTTCTCATCGCGCTGCCGTAAGCACATAAAAATCTGCTCGCCCTTATTCACTGAGTATGATGTATACTGCGCATCAGGCGTTGATTCGCTAAAGCGTTGTGCCGAACAGTCAAAATTATCAATCATTTGTTTCACGAACGGTTTCTCATAATATTTAATTTTAAGGTACTCGCGGAGTTTAAGAAGACGTCCTCGCACACGAGCAAGACGATCCGCCGCATCCTGCTTATCGGGAAGATTACGGACAAGATACATTTCGCCGTCCACAGTGGACTTCGTAAGTGCCACAGGATACTTTGAGTCCCTCATAGCCAGCCCAGCGTAGCCCATACCAAGTATACCGGTCAGGAAAGCCCAAGGGAGGATGGAATCGTTCATATGGCTTTTCCTTACTTTAGGCGGTACAAAATTGAGTTTGATGTGCTGACGCCTGTGCTTTCTAACAATGGGGTTTGAGTATATGATACTTTACGCTGAAAAGCCGGATGCGCTAGTGGCGAAGGTGTCGGCGGCGGTAGCGGAGAACTGGCATCCTTGTGGCGGTGTAGCGGTGGCGACTGTCGTTACATCTGTGGATGCGGATGGACGGTATATAAATGCGATTTCGTTCTATCAGGCAATGGTGCGCGAGGGCGGGGCGCCTATTGTGATTCCTACGTCGGTGCTATATACGTAATTTGAAATAGATGAACTTTGTTCAACTTTTTCAAAGAGAGAGAGGCAAGGGGGTAGGGGAGGGCAAAAAAATTAGAACCATAAAATTTTAAAATTTAATAATTTTCCTACGCAATCTCTAGTACTCTACGATTTACGTCCGGTTCTATTGTCGAATTCAGCCATGGGCTCACATTCACCTGCGGGTTCGGCGGCTCCGATCGTAGATCCCAAGAGGCATTGCGGAGAGACTGTCCGACCGTGTTGACACCGATGAGCGCACCGGCGTTGAGGAAGTTCTTGCCGGCAATATCACCCGCGCCCATCGGGTTCACCTGCGCCCACTTCGAGTTGGGGTCATTCGGCAGCAGCTCCTGAGGCTGGAGCTGGTTCTTGGGGTAGCAGTTAGACGGCGTCGACGCCGCGGCAAACGGCATAGGGGAAGGGGTATCCTCGAAGCCCTCGTTGTTATTGTTATTATTCTTAGGGGTATCGGGGCTTACCGTTGTGCCTAGCGGCGTGGCGTTCTGGTGCGCATTCATAATACGGGCAAGGTCAACCGGTCCAGGGTTAGGGAAGGCGTTTGCGGGGGTGCCCGTCATCGACTGGGGACCAGTGGTGCTGACGACGGCACCGGAATTCTGGAACCCCTCACGGTGGTGTTTACGCTTTAGGAGTCCGCCGAGGGTGGGATCTAACACAAATAACAGACCTAGGGCAACTAAAACGGCTAGACCGACAAGGAGCGGTGTTCGCGAAGACATTTTCTCTAATTCCCTTGTTTGTATTTTTTTTACGCCTCGCTGTTTGTCGATTCGTCATCATCGGTCACCCAATCGCTAAATTGGGACTCATCGTCGGACACTTCGTATTTTCCAAAAAAGTTTGACATCGCTGTTAAGGCTTTCTGTCTCGCTTCGTCGGCGGTCCGGAAGAGGACCTTTACTTGTTCCTTCGCGTCCGCCTTCTCTTTTGCTATTAATGCCGGGCTACGTAAGGTTACGGGATTGGTGTCGGTGGTGGTTGCCTCGAGATCATTGACTTCTTCAATATCACTTGCGCCAATCGGATTTACCTGCGCCCACTTGGAGTTCGGGTTGTATGTTAGTAATTCCTTTACCGGAACAGCCGGAGTCTGCCAATCAAAGTCAATCACCTCGCCCTGGGTATCCTTCTCCACGAACTTCACGGCAAACTTTGGTGAAATGGTAGACCGGGTAATTAGAATACCAATTAACTCCAAATCGACAATAGAGTTGGTATAAGCGCCCTTCTTCACATCAAAGAAAAACTCTTTCTCTGTATACTCACTCCAGTGAGGAGTATCATCTGTATCGTAAACCATACCCCATCGTGGCGTAATACGTTGTAGCGACTCGTATGACGGCTTGTTCTTAAACAGCGTCTCCGTCTTCGTCAGCTCGTTAAGAACAGTCTGTTCAAGCTTATCAAACTTCTGTTGTACTGATGCCTCGGGAAGAATTGTAAGTTTGCTATTCATTCGTAGACGTACGCCTAGACTGACGGGTTTTGCCACAGGCACGTAAAAATAGACGTTATTGCCATCGGCACGACGTTCCGGGACTCCAAACATTGGTTCTGTTTGGAACTGCGATGTACGTTGAAAAATAGTTCCGCACCCCATCTCAATGAGTGCGTCCCCGCGGGATCGTTATACTGAAGCAACTGGTGATGTGGCAGAGCATATTGGTGATAAGATACTACTGTTACTGAAGTCTCCCGAAAATCAAGCACGAATCCAATCGGTGTTAGACCCGATTATTTCACATATTATCAATCGTATTTTTCCATATATACTGTTATCAGCAATACTCTTTTTGATTTTATTTATTTTAACAATTGGAACATTTTATATGGTCATGCGTACATCAGCAACAATGACTTATAGCACCAAAATATCAGACTGAAGAAGTTTACAGAACTCATCGGCATCCATATCCTTGAGATGATTTGTACGTAATTCATCCAGATACGGAGTCTCGGTAGAGATTGCGTCTTTATCTCCCCTTTTCCATGCAGACCACTTCACCCACTGCTTCTCACTCATCAGCTCCTCGACTGTTTCATTCCGCCCATTAAGCATATCGATTGCCCGATCGTACGGAAGATAGTCCTTAATATGGATAGACTCAAGGGCTCTGTGAAGATTGCCCTTATACTTGATGGTAAAGTACGACGTCTTGAACGGCAGTGACTTTGCCTTATTTGTATAATCAGACCCCATCAACACACACATCTCCAAGAACTGTAAGTATGTAAGCCCAGCGTACTGGAGAATATCGCTCAGCATGTACGCAATCCAACCGCTTGTGTCGCCTGGTACACCCATACGCTCTGGAACAAGAAGGGTGTGGACGCCGCGTGCCAGCAAGTCCATATCATTGCTCATTACCGCATCCAACTCGCCACGGCGCATCAGATACGCCAGCACGTTGTCCGCCTCACCATTCGCATTGAGGAAAATCACACCCGCCGCATACAGCAGCCGCTTCACCTCATCCCGCTCATCCGTAGTTACATATATAGATGATACAGTAAGAGCGCCTATCTCCTTGGTCAATGTATCACGTTGCTCGGCGGTCATTGTAGCATTCATCATATCAGTCGTCAATTGCTGGCGCTTCATGTCATTCTTGAGCCGCACCTCATTGCGCTGACGAATGGTCTCACGCTTCTCATCTGGTGGCTTGCCGTCAAAGACCGGCACAGGAATAATATTGTATTCCCTACATTTCGCAATAAGATGCGCAATGTAAGCAATTGGATGTATCTTGTTGGCTTTCGCCTTGTAAAGAAAACCAAGAATGTCGATGCCAACACGCTTGTTTTTGTAGGAAGCCCATACGGGCGTTTTTAGAGCAGCCGGTGCCGCCCATCGTATCCAGCCAGTTAATCCGCGGATACCCATCGTAAGAAAGTAGGAATTCTAGGAAATCTAGAGTTTCTTGTAGTTTCAGAGTACTGAATCAGTGATTGAAGCGTAATGGAGTCAATTTTTTCAGGGCGCACTCATCCGCATACTCATATCTTGCGGAACAATGCGTTTTGCTATATTGCGTAAACGGTCCAATTCAGGTGTCACCAAACCGCACATAACGTATTGTTTTTCTTCTGGTGTTTTACCATTGCCAAATGCCCATAAAAACTCAAAATGGGGTGCTAAGGCGGCTTTCAATACATAATACGCAAATACACTTGTATCTTCTTCCCATTTATGGGTTGCCCGTGCTAAAATCTGTGTTGCCTGAAAATCCTGCCATTCTCGCTGTTTGTGCCAATCGGTGCCATACCACACACATGCCAGCCATTCGGCATATAACTCTGTCCACGCTTCAAACAAATGGGGGTTTATCTTATCCGTCTTATTCATCTTCCAGCATGGCGCCGGTGTCGGTCCAAGATCCCAGTCCCACTTCATAGCATGAATCATTTCGTGTATAAGCACACGCTGCCATTCCTCTTTTCGATAAATAATAATGTTTGGTGTACCAACCTTCGTCCATCCACCATTCACTTCTAACCGTGTCGGCCACTGATTTGCTTTGAGTTCACGTGGGTCATCACGATACCATAAATAAATAGTAAATCTTGAGTTGGCGCCCAACCATGTAAGAATCGCATTTACTTCTTGAGCAATAACTTGACCTTTACTCGGTTCAGGAGTAATAAGAAATAATGTGCTTCCTTGTAAAAGAGTATACTTAAACCCTTGTATGCCTGGAGTTTCTAACAAAGAGAAGATAGATTGCTGTTCCCAGCCTCTAGCTATCTGCCTTTTTGCTTCGTCGAACTCGTACGGGCTTAGCGGGCGCGGGGTTGGTTGGAGTTGTAGCGGAGGCAGCTGAACTGCTCTGATCAGGGCTAGTGCCGACTCCGCCGACCGGCTCTGGGATGAGCTCATTTTGTACTGGTGTATCTTTTTTATGTATTTGTGGTTGTGCTGGTTTTTGTGGCGGCAGCGGCGTTGAATGCGTGCGCACCGTTTCAAACAGGAAGAGTACAGCGGATTCGAGCGAAAGTGGTGTACGGTATGAGGTATGAGGCTCCGCTGTCGTGAGCGACTTCATTGCCAGCCAAAAGACGTGCGGCTCTAAGAGAGTATATTGGCGCTGAATGGCGGCGGCGCAACTATCAATAATCTCGGGTCCCGTTTGACAGAAACTGAGTGCTTGATACACAATGGCGCGTAACCATTGAACGACTTTGAGATCGGGTTTTCTGGTCGACCTAGCATTCTGAATCAACAAAGCAATCATCTCATCGTAGAAATCCTGAATACGGCGCGGCCAGTTCACGGGAACTTGATTTGGCAGATACTTCTGAATCTCTTCTACGCGTTCGGGTCGTCCTTCGCATTTATCATATGCGATTTGCGTAGCAAAGCGTGACGGGACTGCCAACTGCCACTCTTGAAGAGACATACGTGGCATACGATATCTCACAAAGGCGTCATCTAGGAGTGCCAGGGGACCGGTCATTTCGCGTGCGGTGAGCCATAGCATTCCTGCCGCCTCGGGTGGTAGAACAAACTGCTGAATGATGGCACGGACACGAATCGCGGCGGCTAAAGAAAGACTATGAGCGCGTCTTAGAACTACGAGTTTTCGTGATGACGATCGTAGACTGTTTAGCACGTCGCCGCTAGAGAAGAAACTCGTCAGCAGGTCGCCGATAATCTGCTTATCTTGCATTGATAAGTTCGGAATATCAATTTCGAAATGGTAGGGGCTCGTAAAAACACGGGCTTCATAACTATCACCGACAGTGAAAGTTCGAGTTTCCAAGGGATATGTAATCTTCCCCTTATTTTCCTCTTCAATCAAGCGTCGGAGTTCTTTCGTTTTGCCGGTTCCCGCCGGACCAAGAAATAAGAAGGGAATATCCAATCGCTTCATCATTACTGAATATGATGAAGTGATGGGTTTAGACGGTATGTGCCTTGATTTATTAAGGCACCAGACCGTGCCAGACGGTATGGCGGCTACTGGGTCTACTGAGTACCTGCCGCTAACGTATCGCGTAAATTGCTGATGGTGACCGTTGAAATACTCGCGGCAATGAGCGCGCACGGTAAAATAATAATCATTACAATTCCAAGTATAAACTGAATCATATTTGCCGGATTGTGGCTAAAGTGATAAAGCGCCAACGCATACGCAATCAGCGATGCTACAAAACTAAATACAGTTATAATTGCCAGAAGTTTTGTATTTTGCGAGGAATCCTTTGGCATCAGTGTACCAAATGTCACGCCAACAACAATGACTAACATTGCGCAGATGACCACCGAAATAATGTAAGGAGCGTTAAACGACATACTCTATTATATGTAAAGTTAGTTTATCGGCGTTTGCCTCCCACTTTTGCCACCGTTTTTACCGTATCACCAAATGCCGTAGCAAAACCGTCCCATTTGATACCCGTGCCGGGTGGCGTCGATATAACAACCACAATTCCACATAATATCAGAATAGATACAATAAGCGGCATAAAGAAACGGGTGAAAAACACATCTTTAATGACGGGCTCTCCGTTTTTGTTCCTCATAGACGATGAGTTACTACAAGAGGCTGGCTCCATTTACAATGGTTCATCTTTTTCTAATCTTAATATAAGAGGACGCCCAAAATGTCTACTTTTCAGTGTAGCCCTGCGTTACACCGCCGGGATGGAGAGACCTGTTTGCCTACGGACGCGCTTGAACGCCTAGCACGCACGTGGAACAAAACGCACCCCCGGCATAAAATCAGCATTTCGCAGACACGGAAAGCAGAACCGCACACTGATGTTGATGTAGGTGGAAGGGCAAAACCGAAACAAACACGGCATGTACGAAAGAGTAAACCCAAACCAACCGATTTAACACTCTGGAATCAACTACGTGAAAAGATGAAATCACACTACAAATGCGAAACCGAGTTCTGTGCTATTAAGAAAATATCTGGATTGTCTGACAAGGATAAAAGAGAGTTAAAGAGCTATTTCAAACCCGAAAAGCCCCAAAAATGGGATAAGAAACCCACCGACTGGCTTGATAGTTATAATATTGAAGACGTGATGAAACAGTACGAAGCCGCCTATCCGTTTTTCGAGTTCATCGGACCCGTGCCTATTGACTTCGACGCAAAAGATGAGAATGCGTGGGGAAAGTGTATTGTCAATGAACTCTGCCGGCTCGATTTACAGGAATCGGCGAAGAAGGGCAAAACGAAGATCGGCGTGATTTTCAATCTAGATCCGCACGACGAACCAGGCTCACATTGGGTATGCGCTTTTATCGACCTCGAAAAGGGCAACGCGTACTACTTTGATTCGTATGGCTATGAGCCTCCCGATGAAATTTCGCGACTTCTCAAGCGCTGTAAAGACCAAGGATGTAAGAATATTTATTATAATGATATCCGTCATCAACGTAAGGGGTCCGAATGTGGTATGTATTCCCTCTTTGTGATTATATGCCTGCTAAGCGGCAAAGAGTTCACCGATATTTGTAAAAATGTGATTGATGATGATAGAATGAATAAGTTTCGCGATATTGTTTTTGCCGAAGAAAAACCGCGAAAGGGAGCGCTTGAAGAGGCGGTCAAAACTCTCTGTATTTGATTCGTCGAGCGTTCCGTTTAAAATTTACGATATATGTTGGTAGTTTAGAAAGATGTCCGGACGACCCAGCGGTCCGCAACAGAACTTGTTTCTAAACGGAGCAAATTACTCCAAAATCGTAGGATTCCTACGTACACGCTATTCGAAGAAAATGGGTCTTTCGGTACTACCCGAAAAGGTCGATGAGAAACTCCAAAAGTATACCCAGCACTTTATGACAGAAGTTGCCCGTGTTCAGGGGCAAGATAAGCCCGCCAATGCGCTCGCTACCGAAGTGATTCGTGAGACAGAAACGTCTATGGATTCTTGGCTACGCAAGCAGCAGGCGGCACAGCCCCCCACAACCATCTCAGTCGGCACCTACCCCCGCGGTGACGATGTATCCAAACTCTTCCAGGACACGAGCACGCGCTATGATAATATGATGGCTGCGCGTGCGCCTATTCCTATTCCACAGGTTGGTCTCCCCGATTTTCGTGCGCCCGAACCCGAACTTGACGAAGAGGAGGATCCTGTATTGTTAATGCAACGTGAATCGAAGCGCCGCGAGGACCAGGCGCGCGCCCTTGGCATCCCCATCGCACCGCCTGGACCGTCGTTTCCTAACAATGAGGTTCGACGCTCCCAAAACGGTGCTGCCTCAG